TGTAATCTTGAGTGCAATTTACATTGGCTCTCAAGGTGTCATTGATGCCGTAGTCAAACTTAAGGCTGCTTAATGTTCGGATACGCTAAATTAGCGTCAAGCTCTCTTTCCTTTACTAAAAAGTATTGGAAAGAGTTGCTTATCTTTTTTTGTGTTCTCGCTCTCTTCGTAAAGATGAGAGGAGATTACTCATCACTCGTCGCCACATTTGAATCGGCAACTGAAAGTCACCAAGAACAAATGGACAAGGTGAAAGAAATACACGAGCAAGAGTTGATCGCGAGAGACGAACTAATAAAAAGATATTCAGAGAGATTAGTTGATTTGGAGTTGGAACACGCTGACGACAAAGAAGCACTCTTAGAGGAATACGCGAAAAGAAAAAAAGCTTATGTTATCGCCTTTGGTGAGAACGGAGAAGGGCTGAAGAAAGATATAGAAGACTATTTGGGATTAGAGTATGTTAAACCTTAAAAGAGTAGTAAAAGTATTATTGTGTCTTGCTTTGTGTATACCAGCACAAGCACAGGCAACGCCGCAGTTTACACTTCTTGGCAAGAATCAGGCAGCACCATTCAAAGGTGCCCTGTTCAATCCAGAAGCCATCGCGGAAGTATTGGCAAAGAGCCAGTTTACAGAAGAGCAGTTTCAGTTGAAACTTGGCTATGAACTTGAGAAGAAAGAGTTAGAACATACACTGGCGATTGACACGCTCAATTTACGTCTTGAATCTCTCAGCGAAGAATACAAGATTGTTATCACTGCGAAAGACAAAGAGATTCACGACTTACACAAGTTAATAAAGAACCACTCGCCAGCCACTAACATTTGGTGGACATTGGGAGGCGCAGCCGTAGGCATAGCAACAACAGCATTTATCGTTCATGTGGCAAAATGAAGAAACACGAAGATCCAAACTATGTTGCAAAAGTGGAAAAGGCTATTGCTACCAAATATGGCGAAGAAACAATTCAAAATCCTAGGGGAAACTGGGACGAAGAAAAAGAAAAAGAATACGAAGCGCAACTTAAGAAGCTTGCAGAGAAAGAAAGAGATACAGAAGACCGAGATGAGAAAATAGAAGTAGATGGCATTTTAATGTCGAGAAAACTACTTAATAAAGAAACTACAAAAAGATCTTGTCCTGTCTGCGGAGCTTATTCTTTCAAAATACGCGATGATGTATTCATGAACAAATTTGATTGTTGTTTTGCATGCTACACTCAATGGGTAGAAGGGCGAGAAGAACGCTGGAAAAAAGGTTGGAGACCAGAATAAATGGCAAAAGAAAAAAAGTTACACACCAAAGATAAGATGGATGAACATGTTCACGAGGTACTAAAGGTTCTTAGGAGTATAGATTCCCACCTAGCGTCTCTTGTTTATGAAAGCACTCCGTCGCGTGGATTCGCGGCAGGAATAGAAAAAGCAGTAGCGCAGCCTTTTATTAATGAGGGTGAAGAAAAAAATATTGATGATATCATCATAAAAGAAGTTAAAAAAGCTTTAGGAGATAAGTAGATGGCAACCACAATGGAAATCGTTAGAGGCATTTCGCAAGTCATGGCGAACAGCTATGACGGAGCACTTGATGACAAGGGCGAACCTATCAAGGTTGGCTTAAAAAGAGAAGAGGGAAATCCAATTACTGACTCTCGTATTATGGACGGCTTTAGAGTATCTATGCATGGTCCTCAATTGTGCATTCACTACCATTCAGAAGTTTTATTGAAAGATGTTGGTAGTAGCGACTTTGAGAGTAACCTAGAGCAAATGATCTCCGATATTGTAAAGTTTATTAAAAAAGAATATAAGAAAATAACCGGCTCTGCTCTCTCTCTTAAGTCTGCTGGCGATGTAGATGCAATAGTTCAGAATACTTCTCGTGTTCGAACGTGGGTACAAGCTAAACAATTTTTTGACATTGGTGGAGTTGACAGCGATACGGAAGCCATCAAAGGAGAAAGCAAGAACAGCGTCGATGCAAAATTTAAGTCTTTTGTTGAACAAGGTGGTTGGAAAAAGGCTGAAGCCAAGGCGGAGTGATGCCCAATCAGCTTTCGAAGAAAGAAATTGTAAAAGAAATAATGAAATGTGGAAATGATTCTTCATATTTCATAAACAACTACGCTAGGATTTCTCACCCACTAAAGGGTTTAATCCCATTTAAAACTTATGCCTATCAGGATGATCTCCTGACAGACTTTAATGACTATCGTTTTAATGTCATACTAAAGGCCCGTCAGCTAGGCATCTCAACAATTACTGCTGCATATATTGTGTGGTTGATGTTGTTTTATCGAGATAAAAATGTTTTAGTTATAGCCACAAAGTTTCAGACCGCAGCAAACTTGGTAAAGAAAGTAAAAAACGTCATGCAGAACGTTCCCCCTTGGCTTCGTATTGCAGACATCAAGATTGACAACCGAACATCATTTATACTTACTAATGGATCAGAAGTCAAAGCTGCATCCACATCAGGTGACGCTGGTCGTTCTGAAGCACTTTCCCTCCTCGTAATTGATGAGGCCGCCCACGTTGACGGACTAGAGGATCTATGGACAGGTTTGTATCCTACGCTATCTACTGGTGGTCGTTGTATTGCACTATCCACACCAAATGGTGTTGGCAACTGGTTCCACAAGACTTATATCGAAGCGGAGCAAAGCATAAATGATTTTCACCCAATAAATCTTCCGTGGGATGTACACCCAGAAAGAGATCAAGAATGGTTTGAAAAAGAGACTCGCAACATGTCGGCTCGTCAAATTGCACAGGAGCTTGAGTGCTCTTTCAATGCATCGGGCGAGACGGTCATACACTCTGATGATTTAGACTTTTTAATAACAAAAACATCAGAACCAAAATATAGGACTGGGTTTGATAGGAATTTGTGGATTTGGGAGCAATATGATTCCTCCTGTTCGTATTTATTGGCAGCAGACGTCGCCCGTGGCGATGGTGCAGATTACTCTGTTTTTCATATATTAAATGTGGAAAGCATGGAGATTGTCGCAGAATACCAAGGAAAACCGAATCTTGAACAATTTGCTTCTTTATTGGATAGTACTGGGAAAGAGTATGGAAATTGTTTATTGGTTGTAGAAAATAATAGTTTAGGGATTGCTATACTGGAGAAGCTTCAAGAGAGAGAATATCCCAATATATATTTCTCAATAAAAGGAACTCATGAGTACATAGAGCAGTTCAAGGCAGAGTCAATTAGCAATTCAGTTCCGGGCTTTACCACTTCATCTAAAACAAGGCCGCTAATTGTGGCAAAATTAGAAGAATTCATCCGCAACAAACTAATTACAATACATTCTAATAGAACTATAAACGAATTTAAAACATTTATTTGGAGTAATAACAGAGCGCAGGCAATGAGATCTTACCATGATGATTTAATTATGGCTTTAGCGATTGCCTGTTGGGTTAGGGATACGGCGCTTCAAGTTAATCAAAAAAATGTTGAATACAAAAAAGCAATGATAATGGGAATACAAAGTACAAAAACAGATTTAAATACATCTATACCTGGTATGATTGGTTATAATTCATCAGATAGTAAATTAAATAAAACTAGAAAACAATATGAAAATTTTGTTTGGCTTATTAAGGGATAATTAAATGGCAAGAAACAATACAAGAAATCCAAGAAATCCTCAATCTGACTTGTTCAGATCATTGACGAAAATCTTTTCTGGGCCAATTGTAAACAGAAGAACTCAAAGCGGCCGCAGACTTCGAAGGAATCAGTTAGACAAATACGCTTCTAGATTCCAGTCAGCCAGTGGCCAACAATTTAAAAGAAGCAATTATCTTCCATTTGGAAACCTACAGCCACAGATAATGAATCAGCATAATCGAACCGAGCGATATGTTGATTTTGACCAGATGGAGTACACTCCAGAAATTGCATCTGCTATTGATATATACGCAGATGAAATGACAGCACACTCTTCTTTGCAGGACATGCTTCAAATTAAGTGTTCCAATGAAGAGATAAAAGGAATATTAAACTCCCTATATCATGAAATTATGAATGTTGAGCATAACCTTTTTGGTTGGTGCCGAACCATGTGTAAATATGGAGACTTCTTTTTATATTTAGATATCGACGACAAATTTGGAATCAGATCAACAATTGGCTTGCCCTCTCAAGAAGTAGAGCGAATAGAGGGAGAAGACCAGTCAAATCCCGACTATGTTCAATTTCAGTGGAACTCCGCCGGCCTTACGCTGGAAAACTGGCAGATTTCTCATTTTAGAATACTTGGGAACGATAAATACGTTCCGTATGGGACATCAGTCTTGGAGCCTGCTAGAAGGATCTGGAGACAGCTAACATTACTTGAAGATGCTATGATGGCGTATCGAATCGTTAGAGCACCAGATCGTCGCATGTTTAAGATAGATGTTGGCGGAATACCATCTAATGAAGTAGAGCAATATATGCAAAAAGTTATTACATCGATGAAGAGAAATCAGGTTGTCGATTCTAATACGGGAAGGGTTGATTTAAGATACAATCCTCTTTCTATTGAAGAAGACTTTTTCATACCAGTTCGTGGAGATAGCCAAAGTGATATTGTTTCTCTTCCTGGTGGCTCGTACACTGGAGACATTGAAGATGTTAAATATCTTAGAGACAAACTTTTTTCTGCTCTAAAAATACCTGCGTCATACCTGTCTAGAGCAGAAGGCGGAGATGAAGATAAAACCACACTCGCCCAAAAAGACATTCGTTTTGCCCGTACAATACAAAGGCTACAGAGATCAGTAATTACAGAACTTGAAAAAGTTGGAATTATTCATCTTTACACCCTTGGGTATCGTGATGATGATTT